CCTTTTACTCTATTTTCAATCTCACATGCAAAGAACTCAAATTCATATCGAGTGGACGCATTAAAAAGACGATTATTTCGCCTTTCTTCTAAAAATCTTTCTTCGTTAGCCGTTCTATCGATCACGCGCTCACATGACAAACTCATCATTTTTCTCCGTTGATAGAGACTAAATTATTGTCTATCTCTTCTTTGCAATCCTTACAAACCCATCCGTTTAGTTTCCTATCCCAGTAGGCTTTACCAATAATGGGTTCATCGCAATATTCACAATCACGTTTCATTTTTTTCCATCCATTAATTATTTCTTATTCGCTGTTCGCGAATAGCGAATGGTTATTTTTTCTTACTTGTGGTGTTAGGCTTCTTAGGCCGCATAGGTTCTTCATAAGAAGGCTTTACAGGACGTGATGGCATAGGGGATTTTTTAACAGGTTTACTTTGTGATTTTGATTTCATGATTTTTTCCTTAAAAAGTTTTTTTAATTTCAAACCAGTCTTTGGATAATATCTCATCGACTGCTGGCACATAGATTGTTGCATCAATAGATTGTCTTTTGCTATCTTCCACTTTCCAAATATAGTTTTGTCCAGACAATATCATCAAGTAAGCATTACCTATATTTTTTATCGTTACTCTTTCGCCCTTAATCATGCAAGCTAATGCTTCTATAAAATTCATTGCTGAACCCTCTCTTCTTTAGCTGAGTGAATATTGTGGTGCGTTTCGATTGCCTCTTTAAGATGACGGTGATGCATATCTTTCTTCTTAATAGCGAGATCAATCTGTTTAGAGAAACGCTCAGCCTCTGCCTTAATACGTTGAGTTAATCCACTATCTTGTGCAATGGCCACATCTGCCATTAGTTTCATTTGATCATTCTTTAATTTCTCAGCATCAATCTGGAATTGAGTTTGAGCCTTTTGCTGCTCAAATTGCATCTCTTGGCCTTTCTGTTGAAGCTTAGCCATCTCAATCTTATTACGTTGCACAATAGGATTATTTTGCATCTCTTGTTGTTGCTGTTGCATCGCCATTTCTTTTTGCTTAGCGAGCTCTTGTTGCCAATCCTCAACCATTAACTTTAATTGATCGATGCCACGTATCTCAATGTTATCAAGCAATACGGACAATCCTTTCTCATTCATAAACTGAGCGAATAATGGCGATGCTTGTTGTAATGCAATCAACTGCTGCAATGCACGTGATTTCTGAATCTGGAAGGAAACACCCGCCTCCACTCGTACGTTTAGTGCATTGGTATCGTAGAACATATCCACGCCATCTTGCTGATTGATTTTCACATAATCAGCTTTGCCATCAATACCCATCACAGGTATGGTTCTTGGCGTCGTATAATATTTAGGAATCAAATCGATAATTATTTCAGCAACTCTCTGCAAGCCTTGCAAAAAGCCAACCACGTAAGGCATAGCGGCAGCATTAGACTGTGTTGCGGCCTCAATAATTGCCACACCGCTAAGCTGATTGTCATTGATCCCGAGAGAGGCATCATAGCTTCCCAAAATGTTCTGGATAAGAGAATCGGTTGACGCAAAGGTTTGAATAACTTCAGGCGGGGTAGGAACACGTTGGACTTCCCTTATTGGCATTGGAATTGGTTTGTCAGGGTCCTGCTCAAAGAAGGCGTTAAATACCATGTTGGATGGCTTCTGAATATCTTTATAAGCGGCGAGCCAATCTTGCTCTTTAGGTAATGCTTCTTTCGCAATCATGAATTTATGCTGTACGATATTTTCCATTTCATTTGCAAGTGTAATACCCGCAAAGTTTTTTAATTTCTGAGCACCCTTAGCATGATAAACATAGGGTCGTGTCATTTGCTGGACAGCACCCGATGTCTTTGGGTTCTTAAGCATGATGCTATTGCCATCAAAGAACACTAATGGGAAGAAGGTAAAATCAGTTTCTGTATATTCGATCACCTCTGTTTCAATACAGCGGTAACGGCAAACGGTTTCCAATTGTGTCCAACGCGGCTTACCTTTAATGGCAGGTATCTGAGCTACATCTCCCCAGGCATCCATCATTGCCTCATATTCTTTAAGAGTAAGAACACGGTCATCTGCAAGTTGAACAATTTTCACATCACGTTTCTTTTTCTCATAATAATCTGCTACGAGTAAAATCTTTTCATTGCCATTCAGATATGACCAATTGTAACCCGCGAATTGGCGATTAAAACTAATTTTATCGGTATTGATATGTGGGTTCTGTTCTTTAAAATCTTCGACTTCATATGGCATTAATTCAAAACAAAAACGGCCATCACCCTTATGCGAAAATCGTGCGATTTGATCAAATCCACATAGACAAGGATCGAAAGCACGATCAAAGTTAATGACTTGATGAAAACTCATCGGATGAGCGTAATCTGTCCATAACTTACCAATAGAGAATCCACCGCTATATAAATCCTTCATGATTTCCCAACGCACATGATGGTTTTTATTATCTCGTAGAATGTGTCGCAAATGCTGCTCTACGACATGAACGGTTGTAGGATCGGCTTGGCTTTCATCTTCTGCAGCTACTTTAATCGACGGCTCTTGCTTGGAGAATTCGCCCATTAACCTAGAGATATAAGCCTCAGATACGTTAAATTCTATTTGAGGTTTAGAGATATCCGTTAAAAGGGTAACATCATCTTGAGTAAGCGATGTTTCAAAGACAAATCGTCTGAATTCATTAAACCTGTCATAATTTGGTTTGAACGACTCATAAGAGTTTTTAACGTTCTTTTTGATACGTTCTAGCTGTTCCTGATGTCTTTTAGCCACTTCCATGTGGTCATCCCTACAGTTATTTAATCATTGTAATTCGCTCGGAATTTTCCTTAATTTCGCTTTTTGCATTCAATTCAAGCATTGTGATACGAGTCTCCAAAGAAGACAATCTAAATACAGCGCCATCTGATTCTTTAAATTCACTAACTGATTTTTTTAAATCATTAAGATAATTATTATACTGGCTATATGCTTTATCGGATAAATCCACTGAGCTTTGATATACATCATTAATTGATTGTATTTGTGATTTTGCTTTATCAATAACACTTAATGATTTTTTAAATCCATCGATCTTATTGTTTAATTTTGCTATTGCCTCACAAAAAGCATCTGGGTCTATTATTCCATCTGATAACTTACTTAATCTTTCTGATAAATCATTGAAGTTACATTCAATATGGTCTATATGATTGCTTACATCTTGAATTTCTTCTCTTAATGTTGTCTTTAGGCGATGAGATTGATCCATGCGTAATTTCTTTTCGTGAGCTACTTTCTTATTAATCTCTGATACAATATTACTTAATTTAATCAGCCCACTTATAACTAATCTAATATTCATACTTAATGATTTAACACGATTAGGCAAATTCCTCATCTTCTTAGGGAGATAAACCAACCTATATTTAATTCTTCTATAAAATAAATAAATCTTTCCTTTAATTGCCATATGCCTTCCTTCGTAAGAAATCAAGATTCTTTTGTTTCTGCATCATATCCGATGCCAACAGATTGTAATCTACTTTATCAGCGAGTTGATGGATAATGATTTTATCAATGAATGCCGCATTCACTGCGTCATAACAAGTATCTGCAATATCATCGAAGCGATGCGTATTATTAGCCGTGATATCCGTCATATGTTCCAAACACATTTTAGTGTGTCTACCATTAGCAGGCAATGAAACTTGTTTAGCGGCGATGTATTGTTGCATATCAATAAAACGATCTGTCTTAGAACCTGATTTACGCGTTCTATCTATGCCAATCACTTTCAAACCTTGCACGTTTTTCAATACAGACACTAAGGTAACGCCTGTTGATTTCTTTTCTATAATCGCGCACTGCGGCTTAATGGGATATGTCATACACTGCGACCAGAAATCAATGAACTCAGCCTCTAAATCTTTAGGTTCAATTTGTAATTGCAAACAGTCTAACCAATGCAAGCAATAAAGATTTTCAACAGCTGCATTTTTAAATTTGATTTGATGAAGACCCCAAAATGAAAATACAGTTTTATCATTCCATTCCTTATCTGTTTCAGATGTATCTGCTGTGATAAAAGTAGCAATGATGTCAGGGGATTTTTCAAGCAATGGAAAATCTTCGTTTTTATATAATCCACCGCCTGCAGGGATAGGATTCTGTTGATATTGAGATGCAAAGACGTAGGGTTTAAATTTTTGCATTGTTAGTAATTTTTCTTTGGATAATACTTCTGGATAACGTGCATTACCTGCATCATCTAAAGCTTTAATATTGATGTGATGCCATTTGTTCCCATCCTCACCATTCAGTAAATAAGTGAATATATCATCTTGATGTAAACGCTGGCCAATCACGACAATAGGAACATTATGACCGCGACAACGGGGTTCAATCGTTTCAATAAAATTACGTTTCACTTTCTCTCTAATAACATCGCTATGAACTTCATCGGGCTTATGGATGTCATCGACAAACACGCCCCCTGAATATCTTGGTAAACCAGGCAATCCAGCATCACGACCAGTGACAGGACCGCTACTACCAAAAGCAGCAACAGCACCACCAGCAGTAGTTTTAAAGAAATCTTTTGCAGAAGATTCACGGTTAATCTCTACTCCAAATAATTTACGATAAATAGGAAGCATCATTGTTTGCTTAATAATATGCGTGTGAGCAGAAGCAAGTTCATGCGCAAATGAAATATAAAGTTCATTACTATCCGGGTACCAAGCTTTAGCCCAACAAATAAAATTCTTTATTATTTCACTCTTTGACCAACCAGGCGGGCAATTAATTAATAAATGCGTAAGACGACCGAAGAAAACATCTTCAAGCGCTTGACACATTTCAATGAAATGAGAAATATTGGATTTAGGTTGGCTAATAATGAAATCGCGCCCAGTGCGGGCTTTGAAAATAAAACGATTGAAGAAAAAGAAACTAGATAATAACTCAACTCTCAGAGCTTGAAGATCGTCCATTATCATTAGCCTTTATCATTCCTGCTATTTCTTTTGCTATCAATAAATCCGTGTCTTTCCCAGGATCAACTTTCTCAACTTGAATTTTATCACCATATGCTCTCGGCTTTAATTTAGTTGCTAACCATTTAACCGTATCAACTTTATGTTTTAATCGAGCTAAATAAGCATAATTAATACTCACACCATCTTTCGTTGGATAAAAATCATGTGTCTCATCATTGACACAATGAAGCACATCTTCAATCAAAACTTCTATTTGACATTTCTTAGCTTTTATGTAGAGCTCTCGAAACTCTGAGTGTTTTATCAACCATTTGAAGAAATTAGCTGGAGCAGGCCAGTTATCGTTTTTCTTACAAAGGTTTTCAACACCAAGATGGCTACCAGAAATTACATCACACATTTCCATAGCCAATTCTAAACTATAATCGGTAGGTCTTCCTGTAGTCATTTTGTTAGCACTTCTTTTTCCCAGGCATCGCTTTTTTACGTTTCTTCATGATGAACCCTTTAAAATAACTAATATGATCATTAATTTTACATATAATCCATGATTCGTCAATATCTTAGTTACAAATGTATCATTTTTCGTTAAGGTTTGATGCCTATAATAAATCAATAACATAGGAATAGAGAATGAGGGCGCACATTACGTTTGACACACTTGAATACATGAACGAGCTAAAGAGGTCAGGGATGAGACAAGAAGAAGCGGAAGCGATAACGAAT